GTTGTTGTTGCTCCACGTATTCTGTTGGCAGAACAACTGTGCTCTGAATTCCTTGAGTTGATTGATACAACTCACACGCATGTGATGCACGTTCATAGTGGTGAAACCGACCACTATTCTACAACCAACGCAGACAACATTCATGTCTTTGCTAATACTGCTCGCGCAGAAGGTGAGAACTGCATCATCTTTACCTCTTATCATTCTCTCCATCGTATCATGGAGGCAGATATTGAGGTGAACAATATCTATTTTGATGAAGCACATAACAGTGTCCAACGTCACTTTTTCCCTGCAACTGAGTATTTTGCAGAGAATGCAAATCGTTGCTATTTCTTCACTGCAACACCTAAACATTCTCTTGCTGCCACTAAACCAGGCATGAATTGGTCTGTTTATGGTCAGGTTCTGTGTAATGTTCCTGCTCCTGAGTTGGTTGAACAGGGATACATTCTCCCTCCTAAAGTTGTAGTCAAGCAATTGCCTATGATCAAAGGTCGCAAGGTGATGTTTGCTGATGATTGTGACAATCTGATTGAGACTATCGATGACAACAGCATCGACAAGACTTTGATCTGTGCTCGCACAACAAAGCAAATCATCAATCTTCTTACTCACTCTGACTTCTGCCTGCAACTCAAGGAACGTGGTTATTCTTGGATGACGATTACATCCAAGACAGGTGCAATCATCGATGGCAAAAAAGTCAATCGTGATGTATTCTTCGACACACTGAATACTTGGGGTAAAGATCCTGACAAGAAATTTGTTGTTCTTCACCACTCTATTTTGTCTGAGGGTATCAATGTCAGTGGACTTGAGGCAGTCATCTTCATGCGTAACATGGATTACATTGGTATTTCTCAAAGTATTGGACGAGTTATCAGACTTGGCAGCACTGAAAAGACCTTTGGTTTAGTTTGCATCCCAACTTATGACACGGTTGGTATCAGCACTGCCAAGAAAGTTCAGGCAGTTGTTGATGTTGTGTTTAATCAAGGTCAACCCGCTATCAGTGAAATTCGTCGTTAATTATGAATCCCAACGTTTACATTCGCATCTATCAAACCCCAGAAGATTGTGAATTTACACATCATGATCTTTTCAAAACCGGAAAACTTTCAAGTATGCTTGGATATGGTACTAATAACTACACACTTAAACCTGGAGATATATCTCTTATTGTATCTAAGTCATCTAACACCAATGATTGCGACTCTATAAATTTAGCCCTTGTTAAGATTCGGGGTTTATCTCAATATAATCCATGGAAGTCTTATGGAGAATTTCAATGTTTTGATGTAGATTTTATACACTCAAAAAATATAGATTATTTGAGTGATGATAAAGGATCTTTAGGTCGTGTTTTTGATACTGCTAGATCTATTGGATCAGGACATCAAAATAGTGCGAAAACTAGAGATTTGGCACTCTATTTGTTTATGAGTGAAGAGTGTGCCAGTTGATTGAAGTGTCCACCATTCTCCCACAGGGAATGGTTTCCGTGTATATTAAAGGAGTCAAAGGAACAAACCCATGCACCTAATTGATCATCTTGAGTCCCAGGTTGAATGGGGTAAAGTGTTTGGAGTCGTGGATTCTCTCTACAATGATCCAGGATTTTGCTCCAATGCTGATAACTTTGCCCGTGCAACTGCTGTTGAAAAAGCACTCGCAAAGTATTCTGGTCTTGTTCGTGTAGATCAAACTGGTTACGATTTCACCTTTGGTGATGACAAGATCGAGATGAAAATGGGTAAGAATTTATTCTACAAACGAAAAGATGTTAATGCCACAAAGAAATTCAAAGTCAAATCTTTTCTGAGTGAGACTAAAACTGTAGAAGATTTCCGTCAAAGTAAAACATTTGATTACATGTTGGTGGTTGATCTTACTGCCCGTCGTGTGGTAGTTGTTGAAGACGAACATGCACGATCTTTGTATCAGGAAGGTGCTGATGGTGCGATGATTGAACTCAAACTCGGTGACTACTACGAGTGTGATCTGGGTGAGTTTGATGTTATTGAACCTCCCACATCTCTGTCTGAAAGTATTGACCAAGCAATCGAATCTTACCTGGATTTCTAATCAATGAAAAACACACACCTTGAGCACCCTGAAGATTCTATTCTGACGGGTGATCTTTCTGTCCTTGATTGGTTCCTCTCCGATGGTGAAATCTCTGCAAAAATTGATGGTGCGCCTGCAATCGTTTGGGGCACAAATCCTGCGACAGGTAAGTTCTTCGTGGGAACAAAATCAGTGTTCAACAAAGTTAAAATCAAAATCAATGAAACTCATCAAGAAATTGAGCAAAATCACACTGGGACAGTTGCTGAAATTCTGCATCATTGTTTTGATTGCCTCCCTTCTTTCCCCGGCATTATACAATGTGATTTTATTGGTTTTGGTGGCGATGATACTTATACACCTAACACGATAACATATGTTTTTGATGAGACTATTCATCAAAACATTATTGTTGCACCACACACATTGTATGCAACTGATGGTGAACTGAAAGATGCTTATGTCATCAATGACATGGTAGATATGGAAATCTTCGATGATACTGAGTCGTGTAAGTTTGTTCAACCTGAGTGTTGGCAAGTTGATGAAGATTTTGATGAGATTGTTGGTTTCGCACGTCAGATGGCACAGATGGTAACATTTGCTGACAAGAAAGAAGCAGCAGAACTTAAAGTAGCACTAAACAAGTGTATTCGTGAGGGTCGTGAAGTTGTTCCTGAAACATTCAACAACTCCCGTTTGATCAGTTATTGGTTCTTGATCAAATCTATCAAAGATGACATGTTATTCTTGATGCGTAACAACGGACCAAAAGCATACATCAATGACCGTCAATGTGGTGGCGAGGGTTATGTCAAGATCAACAATCATGGCATGTTCAAACTCGTCAACCGTGAGCAATTCTCACATGCAAACTTCAACAACGGGAGATTCGCAAATGTTTGATTACACCAAAGAACAACTGATTGATGCACTCGTTCATGAGTGGGATTACCTCTGCCACGATGACTATGACCCAGAAGATCCAACACCAGAAGAATATCGTAAAGAGATAGAATCATATACAATAGAACAATTAATTGAAGAAACATCAACTGGAGAAGGTTATACATTAGATGAATTTATGGAGAATCATGGGTGACAGTTGGTCAAAGTGTCACAAGGTTTCGGCACAGACCTTAAAACCGTGTATATTAAGAGAGTCAAAGCAATTCACCCATGCCTTTCACTGAAGAGCAGATTCTAGAACTTTGCTACATTGCTTATCCTTGGGCAAGCAAATCTGAAGAGGAAGATGAATTTTTCATGGAAAATTCGTGTATGTGGCCTTTTCCATGGGAAAACTGGGTCTATGAATCACAACCAGCACCATCTTTTGAGAATCTTAGAGTGTGGGTGCAATCCCGTTTAGACTCTGGCAAGGACATTATCTGAACTGTCCACCATTCCCCCATAGGGGATCAAAACCGTGTATATTAAAAGAGTCAAAGGAATTCAACCGATGCGAACCATCACCAAAGCACAAGCACTGGAGCAGTTTCGTTACAACTGGAAATGTGACACTAAGGGCACAAAAATGGCAACTGATTCTATTGCCAAACGTTTGGCATGGTCATACTTTACTGATGCACTTTGCAAGGAAGGTTATATCACCATGAAAAAGTATGAGTCATGGTCTAACCCTTTCTGAAGTGATTAACTGACTCTAATTGCTTCATCATTCATTCCTCTATCTAACATCATGGACACACTTACTCAATCCAAAACAGAATATCTCACAGAATGTTTGCTTGAGGTTGTCAACAATCGATGGAAAGTTAATGCAACCGAGTCTGGACATAGTTCATACTCTAAGTTAGAATATAGTATAGGTAAAAAATATATCAAACTGAATCAATTCAGGATTCATGCTGATGGTAGTTTTTCAAATAATGGTGTGTTTATGTTCATCGACAAAGAGACTGGTGCATGTTACAAACCAGCATCATATAAAGCACCTGCGAAAGGCATTCGGTTCTATATTGATTTCTTGACTGATCACCCTGAGATCGTAGATCCTTACGGTTCATTCCTTTATGTCCGATGAAGATTGGGCATTTACTTATGACTAACAATGAGCATTTACTTATGACCAACAAATTCAGAAAAGATGGTACTCAGGACAGAGTTATTGAAAGTTATCTGTCTAACACAGAATTTATGACAGAATTTCTCCACAACTATCTTGACACTCTAAGTCATAAAGAATGGACTGACATGCTTCAAGACTATCTAAACAAAACACACAATGAAGATTGACACTGCTGGCAGAATCATAGGATCATTTCTTGTGGTCACTGCATATTTCATCATCCTACATGTGAACTTATCATTAGGAGTGATTATGCAGTTCATTGGTGATGCTATCTCAGTGCCATTCTTCATTAGAACTAAATCGTGGGATGTAGTAATCATGCTCACGTTCTTGTTAATCATCTCATCCACTAAATTCATTCCTGTATCATGATCAAAAGAGGTAGTAATCATTCACCAGTTCAGGTCAATTTGGGTAAGTACGATTATAATGTATGGGTTTATTCATCCAGCAAAATGGGCGATGATGGAGTCATTCGTCATCACTATAAAACATTCCGTCAAAAGTATGTTCGTTACACTGATGCCGAAGATGCTGGATGGGATTACATTAACTCTCGTAAAACAATGCAAGCATGGAGAGGATCAATTCGTTCGTTTGATGAGGCATTAGCATCATGAAA